TCTTTTGGGGCAGGTTGCAGAAGAAGCAGAAGCACAAAAATCAAGAGGCACTACAAATCTTGTTGATGACTTAAATGAAGCACACGGAAAGTTTATTTGGATGTTAAGATCTTTTACTGAATGAAATACAATGGAAAACATTAAAATCAGATGCCGCTCCTGTGGTAAGGAGTTAGAAGGCGTCTCTGGAAAGTCAGTATCTTGTGGTTGTCCAAATATGGCAACGATTCGTAATGGTGTCATTACGGCACTTGATTTGGGGCAAGTGGTGATGATTAATTCTCCACAAGCAAAACAAAAAAATAATGTTTTGTCAAATGCTGATATTATGTGGCAAGAAGAAAGAAGGCAGCGTAAAGTAAGACGACTTGATTTTGAAGTCAGATAGGTTTCAATACACAGTTTTCATCATAACGAGCGTATTGGAATCCATCTTCTTGCAATTCACCAAATCCAAATTTACGAGCAACCAAAGACCTCTGGTGCTTTCCAATCACTAATGAAGATTCTGTAAATCCTTCATTGATTTTTGGACCGTGAGGTTTTGCTGCTAAAATATCACCAGGTCTTGGGGAAAGATTTACCATACCTTCCTCAAGATTTTGATATGTGTATTTCATAAAGTGATAGAAGATTTGTTTTCTTTCTTCTAATGAAAACTCATCTGGTTGCTTTGTATACTTGACTTCCCAACCAACTTCAGCAACTCTGGTTTTTTCGTGGAAGTGAATTTTGTCTGCAAGAGATTGAATTTTTTCTTTCAGATTTGGTGAATTATAATGGTCTTTAAACTCTAAATACAAGTAACTTTTTTTGGTTTGATAGAGTATGATAAATGTGTAAATTGCCATTGCTCCATCAGAGCACTTGAAATTGACTTGTTGATATCTTTTATCTTCTTTGGGATAGACTGGTAGACGGTCCTTATATCCAAGTTCGTGTAAAAGTCTTTCAAATTCAATTCTTTTTTGTGATGGTTTGATAAACACTTGACAAAATCAAATACATATAGTATATTATAACATATAAATAACACCAGTATACTAAACTGGTATGTTTGAAAATTTACTCCCAGTAACACAAGGATCTCTAGGTTTATCATATGCTATTGCATATTTAACTAAAAGGGGTTATAATGTTTCTGTTCCACTAGTTGATAATCAAAGTTATGATTTGGTTTGTGAAGTTGAAAATGAACTAAAAAAAGTTCAGGTTAAAACTACTAGATTCAAACAAAACTCTAATTATTGTGTTCAACTAAAATCAGTCAGAGCAAATAGAACTGAAAATAACATACATAAGTTTGATAACAAAGCATCTGATTATTTGCTTGCAGTTACTGAAATTGGTGATATATATTTTATTCCAACTTCTGATATTGAAGCAAAAAATTCATTATCTTTGGGACCAAAATATGAGTCTTATAAAGATAAACTTTAAGGAGAGACAATCCGATTGGTGACGGAACCGCTCTTGAAAAGCGTTGAGGTGTTAAAACCCTTAGGCGTTCGACTCGCCTTCTCTCCGCTTCTTATAAATACCAGAAAAGTCTTTGAGACTAATGGGTATTCAGATAAACGGAAATACTGATACAGTTTCTTCAACTACTAGTGGTGGTAGTGTTACTTTACCTTCCGCTACTTTACCTGCTGTCAGCAATATTAGTGCCACAAGAGTTAGTGTAACTGGTGTATCTACTTTTACAACTGGTCCTGTTCTGATAGGTAGTGGAACAAGTACTGGAACCGCATCACAATCGCTTCAAGTTACTGGTGGTGCTTATGTTAGCGGTAATATTGGAGTTGGAATTACAAATCCCCAATATAATCTTGAAATTGCTGGATCAGAAAATGTAACTACCCAAATTTCTTTGTGGGGAAAGACAATTGGTCAACCACAAACTCTTGTAGAACCTGGTAGGATTTATGCTACTGCTGCTGGATTAGGACCTGGTGATTTGTTATTACAACCAACTGGTGGAAATCTTGGTATAGGAACCGCAAGTCCGACAAAAAAATTACACGTTCAAACAAGTTTTGTTAGCGGAGAAGCAAGAGGGGGAGGATTTACTCAAACTTTATTTGAAAGCAATAATGCTGGTACAAGTTATTGGGAGTTTCAAGCAAACTCATCTTCAGCGAATGATATTCTATTTTCTAAAAGTAGTACTGGTTCTTATGGCATTGTTGGATATGATCACTCTACTGATTCTTTAAGATTTTTTGCAAATGCTGCAGAAAGAGCAAGACTTGATAGTTCTGGAAATTTTAAACTTTCGACAGCAGGAACAAAGATATTAAATAGTTCTGGTAATCCAATTCTTCAACAAACTGGAAGTATTTTACAAGTTGTTCATACTCAAAAAACTAATTCTTTTTCCGGAACATCCACACAAACTGGTTCTGGGTTTTACATCGATGTAACTGGATTGAGTGCAACAATAACACCAACCAGTACAAATAGTAAAATACTTATTTTAACAAATATGTATATTGGAAAAACAACAGCGGGGAGTGGAGGTTATCAGCAGCATTTTAGAATAAAAAGAAATGGAACTGCGATTATTCTGGGAGATGGTGAAGGTGGAAGACCAACATCAACTGGAAGAATTAATACATATAGTACTGATACAACTAGTGGTCAATATCAAATGACAATGTTTAGTGGAGTTCATTACGATTCTCCAGCATCTACATCAGCATTAACATACCAGATAGCGTTGGGAGGATATACGGCATCTCCAGTGGTTTATGTAAATAGGTCCGAAACTTGGCAAAATTCGGCAAATGATTATGATTCTACACCAGTCTCTACCTTAACATTAATGGAGGTTTCTGCATAATGGATATAACTAAAGCAATTTTATTATTAAGACCAAAATCTATATGGTCATTAGATGGTGAAACATATGAAAAATTATGGTGGTCTGATGATAATGAATTTCCAAAACCCACAAAGGAAGAAATAGAAGCAAAGATACAGGAACTCAAAGCAGTAGAACCAATGAGACTTCTGCGTTTAGAAAGAGATAGACTCCTCACAGAAACTGATTGGTGGGCAGTATCAGACCGCACAATGACTTCAGAGCAATCAGCATATCGTCAAGCATTAAGAGACCTTCCAGACACTGCGACTCCTGTTCTAGACCCCACAAGTCGTTTAGGTATCTCTGGTATTGATTGGCCAATTAAACCATAGTAGTTTAATAATCTCTTAACCACTATCACCAAATCCTAACATAGTTGACACCGCCAAAATACTCACTAGCATAACTAGTAGTATTCAACTTAAATCCCAATGGATGACCACACTTACCAAAATTGGGTGAAAATCAAAGCAACCTTTGAATCTTCTGGTAATACTGATAATATGTTTTACCGAAGAGCGTGTGAAATAGTTAAAACTAAAAGAGATCCTCTCGCAAAGTATCTTGGAGATGAAAAGTGATGGAACCTTATGATGAATATGTGAGTCGTTCTGAAGTTCAGGAGATGATCGATGCTGCTATACGAAGACACAATCGTAATGCTTCTATCATTAGTATGTGCGTCGGTTGGGTGGTTCTTGCTTTATTTGCTGAAGGACTCTTAAGGTTGATTGGAATTATTCCACCATTACTACCATTTCTTAAAATTACATTAAATTAATGGCAACAATTACAGAAGAAGATATAAAAGAACTCCAAAAAAGAGTTTTCAAACAAAAAATAGAAGAACTTTTTGAAGAACCTTCAACTTATGAGGACGAAGAAGATGACTAATACTTTAATATCAGCAGTTATACTTTTCTTGACAATCGCTTTATTCATTCAATGGGGTTTGACTCACGCATATGGATAAGCAAAGATATAGTTTTGCTATGACCTGTTTTGTAAGGTCTTATGGTAGAAGTGTATTAAATGATGAATATATCAAACAGTTTTGTAGAGAGTGGTCAGATTGGGATGTAACACCACCACTGGATAATACAGTAGACCAATACTTTCATTACGAATATAAAAATTGGAGGGGGGTATGATTTTTCATATTGTAGAAACTATATTGAATAGTCCGATAGGACTCTTTATCATTGGGATGTGCTTGACAGTTCCGCCCGTTATGGGTATAATGCTTATACACCGAACTAAATAGTTTAGGTTGGTATAAATAATAATATACCTAACCTAAACTATATGGATAAGAAATCATTGGAAAAAATGCTTGAAGATGGAATGTCAATGAATGACATTTCAAAACAAGAAAATAAATCTCTCTCTTCCATTAGACATTGGTGTAAAAAGTATGATTTAAAATCAAAATATACTTCTATAAACAATTCAAAAACTTCACACAAATGTGGAATGTGTGGTGAAACTAATCCAGAAAAGTTTTACGGTCACAAAAAACGAGTTTGTGGAAAGTGTCATAATTCTTATACCCTAGAATTGGGAAAGAAAAAAAGAGATTTTATTATTGAATCTATGGGTGGAAAATGTGTTTCTTGCGGATATAATAAATATTCATCAGCACTACACGTTCATCATTTAAACCCATCAAAAAAAGATCCAAAATTTGCCAACATTCGTTGTTGGAATCAAAATAGAATACTTGACGAAATACAGGGTTGTGTGTTACTATGTGCTTGTTGCCATTCGGCAGTTCATGCTAATCAACTAATACTCCCGGATATCGCCTAACTTGGTTATGGCACCACTTTTGGGAAGTGGAAAAATCTTGGTTCAAATCCAAGTATCCGGACTTGCCAGTTTCTTCACTGGCACACTTGACATAAAGTCTCAAACACCTTATAATACTAGAGCAAACAAAACAAAACAATGTCTCTGATCTCAAAATTCAAGAAAGATGTTAGCACTCTTCGTCTTGCTGCTAACGGGGAAATCTACCTTGATGTAAAGAATCCGAAACTTTATAAAAAGGTGCGCCGCTACTATGAAAATGTAGGGGTTGTATTTTCGGGTGACCCTCTTGACGACTATGAAATGCTTATGGAGTATGTCGCTCAAGATCTTGAAACTGTAGAGGTTGCATGATGAAAGTTGTTAGGAAACCAACCGTTCTTCTTGAGCGGTTTCCATATCGCTATATTCAATGCGGCATTCTAGAAATCAATGGCAAACCTGACTATCGTATTCAGAAAGTAGATTCTTATACTGGAAGATACCGAGATATGTATCTTTTGGATAATGAAATGCAACTTATGACTGCAATGGAGGACCATAATTACACCTGTTGGTTAGATCCTGATACGGTTCCTGCTTATGTGAAAGGAGATGACGAAGACACGGAGAGTCTCTAAAAGTACTGGTCGGTGATGAAATCCCCCCTTATGAAAAACACTGATGTATTAAGATACATTGGAAACATTCTCCTTCTATCAGGATACTTTGTCCTTTTATGGGGAGATCCCAAAGTTGGACTACTTGTAAAATGTGTTGGTAATGCTTTTGTCATTCCCTTTGCAATCAAGTATAAGTTTTGGGACATTCTCATTCTTTGTGGTTTCTATGCTGCAATTGAGATTCCAAAACTTATTCAACTAACCTTTCCTAGTTAGGATAAACTAGGTGGTGGAGTCAATGACCCATTTTGTCCTCGTCGGATTGGACATTAAATATGCCGACTGGTGTGGATGGGGAAACCCCGCCTGGTTTCTTGCCTCCAGTCAAAGGGCAAGTGGCGAGCAGTCTGGAGAAGCGCAACTCCGTTATATACTAAAGGGAGAGTTGCATAAACTCTCCTTTTTTGCTATAATGACAAAATAATACTTTAGTGTGTATGAAGTTGCATTTAACTTACTTTGGAGATGAGAATTTCTCTATAGGTAAAAGTAGAATTAGAAAACAAGCAGAAAATTTTGAAGTATTTGATTCTATTCTGGAATTTGGAGAATCTGATTTAGAAAACAATTCATTCTGGGAAGAATACGCTAAACCAATGATGGCACCTCGTTTAGGAATGCCTGGACGATATTATGGGTATTATGCATGTAAACCTTATTTTGTTTTAAAAGCACTTGATACTATTCCTGAAAATGAAGTGCTTCTTTATGTTGATTCTGGTTGTGAGTTGAATAAAAATGGATTGGAGAAACTTCAGCAGTATTATCAGGAATGTCTAGAGACTGAAGGTGTATTCTTTACACTAGACTTGCCAGAAATTCAGTGGACAAAGATGGATACATATCGTCATATACTTGGAGATAATGATGAATATCTGATGACACGGCAAATTATTTCTGGTATCTTCTTTCTCAAGAATACTCTTATGATGAGAGAGTTGGTTAGGAAATGGATGGATATTTGTGTTGAGGATGGTGGAAAGTATTTGGATGATAGTCGTTCAAGTCTATCTAATGATTCCATTTTTATAGAAAATAGGCACGACCAATCTATCTTGTCTTTGCTTTTGAAACAGCAGGCAGAATCTCACGACTTTACTTTTCACGAGGATGACACCTATGAAACAATTTGGAATGCTGCTGGAATGACCGGTATTCCGGTTGGTCACGCACAAGCAAATGTTTGGAATACTTATGGTAAAGAGTATCCAATCTGGGCAACTCGAAATGGTCAAATAGATTTTACAAATTGCGAAGTATGAAAAAAGCGTTAATTTCAGGAATTGCAGGTCAAGACGGTTCTTACCTTGCAGAATTTCTTTTAGAAAGGGGATATGAAGTTCACGGTATTATTCGTCGTGCATCTCAAATTAATACTCAAAGAATTGACCATATTTACAACAGGATTAAGTTGCATTATGGTGATCTTACTGATTCCACAAATCTTGTAAGAGTAATACAACAGGTCCAACCAGATGAGATTTATAATCTGGGTGCTCAGAGTCACGTCAAAGTATCCTTTGAGATGCCTGAATACACTGCTGATGTGGATGCTGTGGGAACTCTGCGTGTTCTGGAAGCAGTGCGTCTTCTGGGTATGGAAGATAAAGTAAGAATCTATCAGGCATCAACAAGTGAATTATATGGTCTTGTTCAGGAAATTCCTCAAAAAGAAACCACTCCATTCTATCCTCGTTCTCCATATGGTGTAGCAAAACTTTATGCCTACTGGATTACCAAAAACTATCGGGAATCGTATGGGATGTACGCTTGTACGGGTATTCTTTTTAATCACGAATCTCCGCGCAGGGGCGAAACTTTTGTTACCAGAAAGATTACTCGTGCTCTTTCAAGAATTTCTACAGGACAGCAAAGTATTCTTGAGTTGGGTAATCTAAATGCAAAACGTGACTGGGGTCACGCTAAAGATTACGTTGAAGCAATGTGGTTGATGTTGCAGCAGGAAACTCCAGAAGATTATGTGATTGCTACTGGAGAACAATACTCTGTGCGTGAGTTTGTTGAAAAAGCGGCACTTTACTTTGGAATGCAAATTACCTGGAGGGGTGATGGTTTGGATGAGATTGGATATGATGTTTTTACCGGAAAAGAAGTTATTAAGGTCAATCCTAAATATTTTAGACCTGCTGAAGTAGAGACCTTATTAGGTGATGCCTCAAAGGCAAAGGAGAAACTAGGTTGGGAACCTAAAATTACATTTGACCAATTGATTGAGGATATGTGCATTTATGGACAATAATTCTAGAGTATTAGTTGCTGGTGCCAATGGGATGGTTGGGTCAGCAATCGTGAGAAATCTTGAGAGTAAAGGATATACCAACATCATCAAAGGAACTCGTGATGATGTTGATTTTACAAATCAAGATGGAACTGAAAGATACTTCTGTTCAGAAGAACCCGAATATGTTTTTCTTGCTGCTGCTAAAGTTGGTGGTATTATGGCAAACAATACTTACAAGGCAGATTTTCTTACAGAGAATCTTCAAATTCAAACTAATATCATTCAACAGTCTTATAATTTTGGTGTGAAGAAACTTCTGTTTCTTGGTTCATCCTGCATTTATCCCAAGTTTGCAACTCAACCAATCACAGAAGACCAACTAATGACTGGTCCTCTGGAACCAACGAATGATGCATATGCGATTGCAAAGATTGCTGGAATTATGATGTGCCAGGCATATCGTCAACAGTATGGTTTCAATGCAATTTCGTTGATGCCTACAAATCTTTATGGTCCTAATGATAATTTTAATCTAGAGACATCCCACGTTTTTCCAGCACTGATTGCCAAGTTTCACGGTGCTCTTCAGCATAGTGAGCATTATGAAGTTAAATTGTGGGGAGATGGGTCGGCAATGAGGGAGTTTCTGCACGTCGATGACCTTGCAGAAGCGTGTTATGTTTGTATGAAAAAATATGAAGAAGCAGAGCATATCAATGTTGGAACTGGTGAAGATGTAACAATCAAACAACTGGCAGAAATGATTGCTGATGTTGTTGGATATCGTCGTGATATTAATTGGGATACAACTAAACCAAATGGCACTCCTCGCAAAGTTTTGAATGTAGATAAGATTAAAGCAATTGGATGGCAACCAAAGATTGGACTTCGTGAAGGTATTGAGTCAACTTATCAATGGTATAAAGAATGTCGGTAAGGGACTTTTATAAATCTCATATTGAATCACTTCAAACTTCTTATGAGCATCTTGAGGATGAAAATGTAGAGAAGATGATAGACCTTATTATGAATTGTAAGGGAAAAATTCTCCTTACAGGAATTGGTAAGAACGGTCATGTTGCTGCTAAAGCAACATCTACAATATCTTCAATCGGAGTCCCTTGTTTTTTTATTGATGCTGTTGATAGTGTTCACGGTGATATGGGGGTAATTGATGAGAATGACCTTTTAATCGCAGTATCAAAAAGTGGAAACACTGATGAACTGGTTAATTTTTTACATCACGTAAGTCATAAAAACTGTAAGATTGTATCCATTCACTCTAATAATGGTAATCAATCTCAAAAATATTCATCTCTTGATATTAACTTGCACGTCGATAAAGAAGCAGATCATTTGAATATTGTGCCAACTTCTTCAATTGCAATCTTCACAATCTTTCTTCAATCTGTTGCTTGTGAAATATCAAGAAGAAAAAATCTTACACTCAAACAGTTTGTGCAAAACCATCCAGGTGGTAGTATTGGAAAGACAGTTGTATGATTACTCATAAAGATATTAAGTATGTAATTGTCCAGGCAGGTGGAAAAGGCACTCGTCTGGGCAAATATACAATGAATCGCCCAAAGTGTTTGGTGCCAGTTTATGGCAAACCAATGATTGAGCAGACTCTGGAAATATACAGAGATAAAACAGTCATTATCATTGGCGATACTCACTTTAAAATGCTTTTGCATTATATTTGTGAGATTAGTAATTTTGATAATTACATTCTTATGCAGACTGAAGAGGAAGGAACTGCTGCAGGTATTCAATCAGCACTTCAAAATGTTCCTGATGGAGAACCATTTATTATCACCTGGTCTGATTTGTTCTTTGAACGGGAGCAGGAGTTTGAGTTTGATAATGAAATGCTTGTGGGACTTGCAGGTAATTTTGATTGTCGGTGGTCACTGGAGAATGGAGTCTTTAAAAACATTCCTTCTCAAGAAAAGGGAGTATCGGGATTTTTTGCTTTTAAAAATAAGCAAAGATTTGAAAATTTAAAAACTGATAAGTCATTGGTGAGAGGATTTTTATCTGATACTTATATGCCTTATGAGATATCATCCTTTACAAATCACGATTGCTTTGAGGTTGGGACTGTAGATAAGTATGAGGAACTATTGAATAAAGCAGTCAATCATCGATTTTTCAATGAAGTTAAAATTGAAGATGATAAGGTCTATAAAAAATGTATTGACGCAAAATATGATAAAGTTCATCAGGCAGAAAAAGAATGGTATGCCTATGTGAAGAATGATTTTCAAAGAATACCAAAAATTTATTCTACAGAACCTTTAATTATGTCTAAAGTGGAAGGAAAACACGCTTGGGATATAAAGCAAGGTAAGGATTGGATAATTGAAAATTATTGTGATGCACTTCAAGAATTACATTCAATTAATGAATGTGCTCCAAATAATGATTATGATTGTGCTGATACTTATATGTTTAAACCGTATCAGAGAGTGATGCAGGTTAGACATATTATAGAGGATTTCTCTAAACCAGTAATTCAAATCAATCGTAAGTCTTGTAGGAATCCTTTTTGTGATATGAGAAGTTTTGAAGAGATTATGGAAAATAATCTTCTCAAGAATCTTCATTACACGGTTATTCACGGTGACTGCACTTTTAGTAACACTCTTGTCGATGACAAGAATCAAGTTTGGTTTATTGACCCCAGAGGAACTTTTGGGGGAAATAAAATCTACGGAGACCCCAGATATGATTGGGCAAAACTTTATTATTCTGCAGTGGGAAACTATGATAAAATTAATTCTAAAAAGTTTAGTGTGGATATGAGTAATGGTATCAAACTAGATATTGAATCCAATGGTTATGAGCACTTTGGTGAATATATTATTCAGAGGTCAAGAATGACCAAAGTTGAAATGCTTTTACTCCACGCAGGTATTTGGTTTTCTTTATCTGGTTATGTAAAGGAAGATATTGATGCGGTTTTGTATTCATTTTATAAGGGATGTGAGTTATGGACGGAAGCAATTACTCTGATTTAAATAAAACCTGGTTGTTTGATATGGATGGGACACTAGTCAAACATAATGGTTATAAGAATGCTGGTGAAGAATTGCTTCCTGGTGTTAAAGATTTCTTTTCAAAGATTTCAAAGGATGATAAAATTGTTATTCTAACTGCAAGGTCTTTGGAGTATAAAGAAATTACTGAAAAGTTTCTTAAAGAAAATAATATTAGATTTGACCATATCATCTATGATTTACCTATAGGTGAAAGGATATTATTTAATGATAAAAAACCAAGCGGTCTTAAAACTGCTTATGCTTATAATTTAGATAGAGACACTGGACTATGAATGCCTGCATAACTCTTCAAGACCCTAGATTCAATTATTCATACAAAGGATTCTGCTCCATTGTATGTGCAATTATTGATATTGCATTGGAGCATTATTGTGTCTATGAAAACTTAAACTGCTCTGTTTTTGAATCACAAACTCTTAAACTCTTTGATAATGTCTATGAGGATGGTGATGATGAATATGATGCGGGGTCTTGGTGGTTAGATAGATTTTTTCAGAATCAATTGCATCATTCTGACTACACTGCACATACAATTGCTAATGTAGAAAATTTAAAATTGAAGAATAAAGTGTTTGATAGTATTCTTAAGATTAAAGACGATAAAAGAAAACTATTTGAAAAGAAGTTTGCCGATTTGGGAATTACTAATAAGACACTTGGTATTCAAATTAGAGGCACAGATAAGAAAAATGAGATACCTGAACCAAGTATAGATAATATTATTCAAAAAATTGACAGATACTTTGATATGGTGGATATACAAAATATCTTTTTGGCAACAGATGATATTAAGTATCTAAATCCTATCAAAGAAAGATATGGAAATGTAGTCATATATGACGATACAATTCATATTAGTTCAGATAATGCTCCATTGCATAATTTACCCAATAGGGATATAATTAATGAAGAAGTATTATCGAGCGTTTTTATTCTTTCAAGTTGTAGTCACTTTTTGTATAGTTTTTCGAATGTCAGTCTCCTAGCATTGATTATGGGGGCAAATCATCATCAAACAATTCTTAATTTAAATTAATGAAATATATCTATCATCATTTGGGATTAGGTGACCATATCATTAATAATGGTATGGTTAGACATTTTTACAAGGAATATGGTGCAATTACCCTATTTGCATATAATCATAATGTAAAGAATGTGCAGTATATGTATCGTGACCTAGAAAAGTTTCAAGTTCTTGGTGTGGAAAGCGACCCTCAAGCAGACTACTATATTTCAAATCAGAAGTTAGATTGCTTGAAGATTGGATTTGGTGATTTATCTGGAGTGATGCCAGAACTTCCATTTGATAAAGCATTCTATAAACTTGCTGGATTGGATTTTTCAGTTAGGTTTGATGAGTTTTACTTTGAACGGGATTTAGAAAAAGAGAAAGAAGTATTGAATACTCTGAATCCAACTGGAGAGAATTATATTTTTGTACACGATGATGCCTCTCGTGGGTTTTCAATTGATATGAATCGAATTGAAACTGAATATAAGGTGATTATGAATGATAAGAGATTCAATGTTTTTGATTATATTACTCTGATTGAAAATGCAGAAGAGATTCATTTTATGCAGTCATCTTTCAAAGAACTAATGTGCTCCTACAAGTTAGATAAACCCAAACTGTATCAGCATAACTACGTAAGGCAATATGATGAGTCAATGAACTCTTCTGGTTTTAATCCTTTTATCGAGATAAAATAATGATTAGTATTGTAACTGGCACCTTAAATCGCGTAGGTATGCTTCCTACACTTATTGCAAATACAGTCTTATCTGATGAAAGATTAGAACTTGTGCTCGTGGATGGTGGAAGTAATGATGGTACGATTGATTATATTCAAAAACTTAATCATCCACAGATTAAACTAATTGAAGTTGGTGGTCGTAGTTCATATCCACACTTTATGAATCTAGGTATTCAAGCAGCAACACATGAAGTTATTTGTCAATGGAATGATGATGTAATTTTGTGTAATGAGTGGTCTGAGGTATTCCTAGAACTTCAATCAAATCACGACTTTTATCTCTTTAATTGGAAGTATGGGACTTATGAAGATACAAAAAACCCAGATTGGTTAAAGGGAAGAGACCATACGGAAGGTTGGTGTTTGTGTAATATTGCAGATTCTGGTGGTGAGATTGTGATGAATTATGGTCTCTATCGCAAAAAGATTTTCAGAGAGATTGGAAGGTACAATCCAGATTATCGATATTATTATGCTGATGCTGATATGGCGTATCGTGCTTGGGCTTTTGAATATAAGGTAAAAGACCTCAGACATATTAAAGTTTGTTCTCTTCCCGCAGATAAGGTAGCAACACCTTATTCTGAAGATCAGGCAATATATGAGAAGAATCTTTCACTCTATAAGCAGAAGATTCTTCCAGAAAGTCTTCAATATCTTTGAATAATCATTGCTCTATGATCTTCTAACTGATTATCATTTTCGTCAAAAGGTTCTCCAATAAAAGCAAAGTTATCTAGTTGGCGGTCTCTCTTAATAGCGACACCGATACCTTCATAATTAAAGTATTCATCGTGAAGGAATAAACTTTCAAGAGCTCTGGGATAAATGACTTCTTGTAAGAATCTTTGATCCACTGCTCTATCTGTTACCCAAGAACTGGTTTTGATATAATAATCAATTTTTTCTTGAATATTTTCAACAAAACATCCTCTTGCTCCCCACATACCAGCATTGATTTCCCAAGCGTGACCACCAGGATGGTCACGAATAATATGAAAACATTTTCCAGATTCTAACCATTCTTCTACTGCTACAGCATCACGCTTAGAGAGACGGGAATCACAATCTCTTGAAATGAAGCATTCTACCTTTTCTGATGCTGGAGCAAAACGCCACATAGCGTTACAGAAACCTTGATCTACTCCAGTATTAACCAAAACAACATTATTTGCTTCCAGTTGCTCTAATACATAGTTAGGTACAGAGTCATTATGATAGACTCTCATTTCCCAATCTGGAAAAAAACTTTCTTTTAATTTGGAGTTTTTGATAGCACCTATTGTATATTTTGAATTATTGCCGTATAATGAAAAGGATATGACTCGCATTTTTTTAATTCAACATCAGATTTATATATTATATCATTTATGAAAAAAAAATTCAATTTAGTTGGAGATACTTTTACTCACCGCACAGGAGGTCATACTGGATACTCTGTTCATGGTAAAGTATCTAAGTATATTGACTGGGTTTGTGATGATTCTATTGGTGACACATTTTATGTTGATGATACTATTTTAAATGCTTTTCACGATGGTATAGAAGGTAAAAAATATGCCTGGTTACTCGAATCAAAGTATATAAAACCAGAAATCAATAATCATATACGAAATAATTATAAGGATTATATCAATACCTTTGATTTAATTTTTACTCACGATAAAGATCTTATAGTATTAGATTCTAAATTTAAATGGGTTCCTGCTCAGGGATTTTGGATTAAAGAACCTAAGATTTATGAGAAGTCTAAGTTAATTTCTATGATTGCTTCAAATAAAAAACTAACAGAAGGGCAAGTATTGAGGGTTAAATGGGTAGAAATGATTGGAGATCAAGTTGATCTTTATGGTCGCGGATTTAATGAGATTGATAATAAGGAAGATGGACTTTGTGACTATATGTTCTCAGTGGTAATTGAGAATGGATTCTATAATTCCTACTTTACTGAAAAGATTCTTGATTGTTTTGCTACAGGCACTATTCCTGTTTATATGGGATCTCCTGATATTGCAAAATATTTTAATTCTGATGGAATTATTTTTCTGAGTGAAGAATTTGAAATATCTGACGATATGTATTATAATAAGATGAGTGCCATTGAAGATAACTTAGAAAGGTGCAAACAATATGAGGTTTTAGAGGACTTCATATTTTTGAATTATTTTAAATCTAATTAAAGTTTTAGGAGAAATTAAAAAAATGATTTACGATTGGGACATCCCAGAAAATAATGCAGTAAACTATTTAAAAGTATGTAAGTCTTTTGTAGAAGATAATCTTCTTTTTAAAGATTTTAGAAGAAATGAATTATATCATGAAATTCTTGAGCACGTTAGTTATGATGATGCAAAATCTTATATTGAGGAAATGAAAAATATTAGTCATCTGACAGGTGATGATATTTTTGATTTGAAAAAAAATGACGAAGTTGGAAATCCTGTTACTTTTGAATTTGAAAAATTTGGAGATATTTCTCCAACTACTATAAGATACATTAAAAATGTTTTAGATATTAGTGATTTTCTTGATGGTGAGAAAGTTGATAATATTGTAGAAATTGGTGGAGGTTATGGGGGACTCTGCAGAATTATCCATTCATATATTGGATTTGAAAATTATATGATTCTGGATCTTCCGGAAGTAAATGAATTGTCTAAAAAATATTTGAGTAATTTTCAAAGTCTAGATGAAAAAGTAATGCAAATGTTTTATGATGAAATTTCTTCTGTAGATAACATAGATCTTTTAATCAGTAACTATGCTTTTTCGGAATGTAGTTTTGAATTGCAGGAAGCATATTATAATGGTGTTATTTCTAATGCTAATAAATTTTATATAACATATAATAATATAACTCCTAGAAATATGAGTTCCGAATATTTTCTTGAATATGCATCTAAAGATTTTGATATTGAAGTTGAAAATGAAGTAAGGAAGTGTCATACCAATTTTATTATGTATGGCACCAAGAAAAACAAATAGTTATTAAAAAATAATGAACAATAAAATTTCGGTGTTAGGATCTAGTGGTCAAATAGGATCTCATCTTGTTGAGTATCTTACCAATAAAGGATATGCGGTTCATAAATTTGATATTGATAATAATATTTTTGAGGATATGACTATTATTCCAAATCCTCTTCTTGAATCTATTATTAAGGACAGTGATTTTGTATTTTTTCTTGCCTTTGATGTTGGTGGATCTCGGTATTTGAAAAAGTATCAGCATACGTTTGATTTTATTAATAATAATTCAAGATTAATGGTCAATACTTTTGATTTATTGAAAAAATATGAAAAACCTTTCATATTTGCATCATCTCAAATGAGTAATATGGGGCATTCTCCATATGGTGTCTTAAAACATGTTGGTGAACTTTATACCAAATCATTGGGTTATTTTGTTGTTAAATTTTGGAATGTTTATGGAGTTGAAAATAATTATGAAAAATCTCATGTTGTTACAGATTTGATTCGTAAAGGTTTAAACTCTGATGTAATTGATTTAATTACTGATGGTGAAGAAGAGAGAGAATTTTTATACGCCGAAGATTGTTGTGAAGCATTGGAAACAATAATGTTAAATTATAAAGATTTTACTCCAGATGATGAACTTCATATAACAAGTTTTCAATCGACAAAAATAATTGATCTTGCTCACATTATTCAAAATCAATTTGAAAAGGTTGGAAAAAAAGTCCAAATTATTCCATCAATTGAAAAAGATACAGTTCAGATGAATATGAAAAATAAGGCTAACGATTTTATCAAAAAGTGGTGGCAACCTAAAACATCTATTGTAGATGGTGTAAACAAAATTTTTACTAAAATGTATGGCGATATCTTATAATCAATTGGGATCTAATGGTAGACTTGGTAATCAAATGTTCCAATATGCTGCTTTGCGTGGAATAGCGGCAAATAGAGGTTTTGATTGGGTTATACCACCAAGCAATATTCAATCAACCTGCGATTATGGATTGTTCAATTGCTTTAAAATGATATCTGTATCTGATAAGAATTTTGGTTTTTTATCAGAAGTAGAATCAATTGTCTGGGAAGATACTAATTTCAATAAAGATCTTTTTAATAAATGTCCAGATAATATCAATCTTCATGGATATTTTCAATCTGAAAAATACTTCAAACATATTGAAGATATTATTAGAAAAGATTTTGAATTTCAAGATAGTATAATGGAGTCCTGTTTAGAGATAATAGAAGATGTGGGTAAATCAATTTTTCTTCACATTAGAAGAGGTGATTATGTAAAATCTCAACAATTTCATCCCCTACTATCAGAACAATATTATACAGAAGCTTTATCTAAATTTGATTCTAATATACCGGTATTCGTATTTAGTGATGATTTGGAGTGGTGTAGAAATCAGAAAATGTTTAATTCTGATAGATTTTTTCTTTCGGAAGAAAATATCAAATCTCCAAATAAAGTTAGGGGTATTGATGGTAGTTATGAACAATCTTTGTTACCTTATTGGGATTTGTGCTTGATGTCTTTATGTTCTGGTGCTATAATTGCTAATAGTTCTATGAGTTGGTGGGGTGCTTGGTTGATTAATAATCCAAGTAAAACAATAGTGGCACCAAAAAAGTGGTTTGGTGAATCAAATTCACACTTAGATACTAATGATATTATTCCTATTATTTGGGAGAAAATTTAATGCTCAGTTTTAATAAACTTGGTCTATCAGGTAGACTAGGTAATCAAATGTTCCAATATGCTGCTCTGCGTGGAATAGCGGCAAATAGAGGTTTTGATTGGGTCATGCCTCCACAAGGAATTAATAGTATTGATGAGTATGGGCACCAAAATAATTATTGCTTATTTGAAACATTTAAAATGGGTAGTGTACAAAAAAAGAATTTTGGATATTTACCAGAAGCTCAATGGGCAGTTTGGAGAGAATTTCACTTTAATCAAAATTTGTTTGATAATTGTCCAGATAATATTAATTTAGATGGATATTTTCAAACTGAAAAATATTTCAAAAACATTGAAAATATAATTAGAGAAGATTTTCAATTTCAAGATAGTATATACGAACCTTGTAAAGAGATGATTGATTCTCTTGGTTCTGATAGAAAAATCTTTATGCATATTCGTAGAGGAGATCCTAAACTTTGTTGGTCTTATGTGAATTTACAACAAGCACATCCACTTCAAACTTGGGAGTATTATGATGAAGCATTGAGTCATTTTCCAGATGATATACCTGTTATTGTTCTTTCGGATGTAATAGACTGGTGTAAAGAACAAGATTATTTTAAATCTGATAGGTTCATTTTCTCTGAGACAATGGATACCTTTTCCGATGGTCAAAGAATTCCTTGGGTTGATTTATGTCTTATGACTCTTTGTACTGACGCAATTATTGCTAATAGTTCTTTTAGTTGGTGGGGTGCCTGGTTAATTAATAATTCTGATAAAAAAGTAATTGCACCTAAAAAATGGTTTGGTTCACAATATGATCATTATGATATGAGTGATTTGATTCCTGAGAGTTGGATTGAAATATGAAATTAACTTTTTTAATGCCTTGTCGAATTGAAAGTGAAGACCGACTGAAAAACATTATCACTTCAATCAGTTATATCACACATCATTTTCCACAATCTCCTATTATTGTCAAGGAGAATGATAGGCAATCTGTTTTTCAAGATAAGGCACTTCCTGTTATTGAAAGAATTGTTGGAGATATTCCGACAAATCTTTATCACATCTTTGAACAATCTGAAGACAAATTCTTCTACAAGACACGTATTTTGAATGATCTTCTTCTTGCAGCAAAGACAGAGGTAGTTTATAATTACGATGTCGATGTTGTCTATCCAGTATCAAGTTATACTACCGCGTATAATATGATTACTCAAGGAGGATTTGATGCAGTCTATCCATATGGTTGTGGAGTTTATCAGTGGGCAGTTGATTATCCCATTTCTCTTTTTGATGCTTTTATTTCATCTGAATTTAACCTATCTGTTTTGCAACCAAATTGTAAACTGCAACCTTCTGTAATGGGTTGGGGTCAAATGATTAAGCGTCAAGTTTATATTGACTCTTATATGTGGAATGAAAACTTTATTTCTTGGGGTGCTGAAGACTGCGAATATTATTATCGTCTTCAAGCACTTGGATATAGTGTAGGAAGAGTAAATGATGTGGTCTATCATTTTGACCACGCTCGGACTTTTAATTCACATTATCACAATCCAAAGTTTATGGATAATCATAATCTTTGGCAAACAATGAGAAATCTAGACAAAGATGCTATAATAAGATACTATGAAGACCAAAATTATGTTAAAGAAAGAAGGAGACAATTGAATGCTGGCGTTTAATCATCTTGGTAGACTGGGCAGATTAGGAAATCAAATGTTTCAGTATGCCTCTTTGAGAGGTATTGCTTCTAATAGAGGATACGATTTTTGTGTTCCAAATCATAATCAAGTTGTTAAGGACCCTTATGGGTTTGATTTGAAGATTGAAATCTTCTATCCATTTAAGATGTCTTATGTCCTTCCTCATAACATTAAACTTCTTGATAGGGGACATGCTCCAGTAGCAGAAGAAAGGCATTTTCACTTTGATGAGGTGCTTTTCAATATGTGTCCAGATGAAATTACTCTTGCTGGATTTTTTCAGTCTGAAAAATACTTTGCACATATTGAAGATGAAATTCGGATTGACTTTTCTTTCAAGGATGAGATTCTAGAACCTTGTAAAGAAATGATGGGGTCTGTCGGAGAAGCAATTAGTCTTCATATTCGTCGCACAGACTACCTTCAAAATCCAAATCACACTGCTCTTGACTTGGAGTATTATCAAACAGCACTTCAACAGTTTGATTCGAATCTTCCAGTCATTATCTTTTCTGATGATATTGAGTGGTGCAGGGAGCAGGAAATCTTCTCTGATGAGAGGTTTATGCTTTCTGAATCTGGAGACCAGTATGTTGACCTCTGTCTGATGTCTCTCTGCAAACATCATATTATTGCTAATTCCTCATTCTCCTGGTGGGGTGCTTGGTTGTCCAATTCTAACCACGTCGTTGCACCTATAAATTGGTTTGGGGAAACCTGTAAAGATAAAAACACAAAAGATTTAATTCCAGAAAGATGGATGAGAATGTGATGGACAAAAACAAATCAGCATATAAACTTAAAAATATTGGACCAATCTATTACTTGAATTTGGATGGTCAACCAGAAAGAAAACAATATATGGAAGACCAATTTAAGTATTGGGAGATTGAGAATTATACTCGTATCTCTGCTTATGATGGTCGTGATGATGATTTGGGAGATATCATTAAAGGTAGATATCCAGACACGATGACTTCTGGGGAGATTGGTTGCACAACTTCTCACCTAAAAGCAATTAAACATTGGTATGAAACTTCTGATTCTCCATATGCAATCATTATGGAAGATGATGTGGATTTACAACTTGCTCGATTCTGGAACTTTACTTGGGCAGATTTTGTAGCAAAGGTTCCTTATGATTGGGATGTTGTGCAACTTGCAATTATCTGCACAGGAGATTTACATGTAAAACTTCACAAGAGATTCATTAATGATTTCTCAACTGCTGCTTATATGATTACTCGCCATCATGCCCAAAAACTTATTAATCTTCATGTTCGTGGAGATAAGTATAAGTTGGATCAAGGAGTTAAACCCAGAGCAGTTGCTGATGACTTGATTTATAATTCTGGTAATACTTTTTCAATTCCTCTTTTTCTTTATAGGATTGAATTAGGGTCTTCTATTCATCCAGAACATATTGATGTGTTTCATCGTGCAAGTCATGATGGTCTTCTTCAATTTTGGGAGAAGCAGGGACATGATATGAGTATTGATGATTTGATGAATTATGATCCTTATCTTGGAAGGATCACTCAACCATCCTCCCAGCAAAGTCAATAATTCCTGACCGAACCCCTTGACAAGTCTTAAGATTTCCTATATAATTGTGTAACAATTCGTAATAAAACGAACAATGACTGTCACAACAAATGATCGTGGTCAGCAAAATATGTTTGCGAAAGAACCGCAAATGTATTATGAAAATTATGGAATGTATTCCCCCGCAGAAGTAAAGGAGCGCATCAATGGACGCTGGGCAATGGTCGGCATTATTGCTGGTGCTATTTCTTATGCTCTCACTGGTAAACTCTTCTTCGGAATCTTCTGATGACTGAAGTTATTTTTACTCTTACAAGTATTGCTTTCTTTGTGCTTCTGGCACATGCTATTAATCAACTTTCTGAAACATTTTAAGGAGAAAAAACAATGGACAAAATCTTTACTGAAGCAGCAGAACGTCTGAATGGAAGACTTGCGATGATTGGATTCGTTGCTGCCGTTGGTGCTTATCTGACGACCGGGCAAGTAATTCCTGGAGTATGGTGAGATGTCTTTCTTACCCCAAACACTTTTAGTTTTGTGGGTCGTTTTAATTTTGTGGAAGATATCTCAACCACCTGACGATGATGGCAGGGGTGGCGGAAAACTTCAACCAGTTTATGTGAGTAAATAAAGACACCAAGCAAATATACTCATACTCTGTCTCTAAATAAGAGGCAGAGTTTTTTCTTATATGCCCAGAGGACAACTGACATTGCAAGAAATGAAAAGAATCTTGTTAATGTATAAACACGAATTATATGAAGAAAATATCGGTTATACTTCAGACCCAAAAGGACTTGCACATAAATATTTAAATAAGGTGCTTGAGAAAATAGAGGAGTATAGGGTATAATAAATAAGTTAAAAGTATAATCATACTGTGAGAAAGAATAGATATAAAAAAATATTAAATCATCTAAAGTCAGAAGAGATTAATCAAAAGATTAATTTTTTGAATGAAAAGATGACCACTACAGGGTTATATCTAGATTATGGAATGGACTCTGGAGTTCCTGCGGTTCCAGAAATTCCTGCAATTCCAGCAGTTCCACCAACTTATGAAAATGTTACAGGTGGACTTTCTAATCAGAATGATTTTGTTTGGGGAGATCAGGGAGATGGTAGTGATCCAAATGCTCCAGTAAATATACCTGCAAATTTATATACAACTTATAATGGAGAGCAAGTAGCGGCGACACGTCAAATTGAAGGTGAGTATCCTGAAGGTGTAACTCCTCTTGGATATTTAATAGGGGATGGTTGGTTATCTACCTATCAAGTTGGATACCTAGGTTCTGGTGGATTTACAAGAATCGCTGCAGTTGGTACTTTTGCAAATGCTGATACTGATTTGGGTCGTGCCTATCAGCAAGCTTATTATAACTGGCCCTATCCTGGTAAAATAGTAAAAACAATTTATCTTTGGGGACAATTAGATTGTCTTCTTGGATCTTGTAGAGGAGCATCACAATATTATCCATCGGGACTAACTAATGAAACGACTCCAAAAGCAAATTATGCTTTGTATGCATACACACTTTGGCTTGCTGCAGATGCAAATGGAAATGTTTTACCTAATCGTATAATGACCGATCCAGGATCTCCAGAGGTTCCTGCGATTCCTGGAGTTCCTGCAATTCCTCCTCAACAAGTTATTATAGGTAGATATAATTTGGGTGATCCTCGATATTACCCTACTGTTTTTAATGCGGGTATTGATTTTATAAAAAATGTAGGCAAAGCAATTTCTGATTTTGGAAAAGGTGCAGAACAAGCAATTACTCAAATTGGAAATAAAATAAGGGAAGGTGAAAAGTCTTTATCTAATTTTACTAAACCAATAACAAGAATTACTGATGGTATAGAAGATGGGATTAATTTATTGAGTAATGTTAAAAATATTTTAGGATCTACACAATGGGGACCAAAAGATTCTGGTGGAAGATATACTCTTCCTCCTGGTTCTTTGGGAACTCAAAACAATCCTTTATCAAATAAACTCTCATCATCAACTCAAGAGTATCTTTTACAGGGATATGATCCTAAAATAGATGGATCTTTAGGACAACATTTACAAAGAAAAACTTCTATTAATCCCAATATTGGTGGAAATTTCGGAGCAAAAGGAACACATAACAATATTACAGGAACACCATATATTGATAACAAAGGAAACATTCGTATTCCTGATACTTATGGTTTTGGACCATCAGAAGATATTGCAAATAAACAAATTGTAAAACAAACAGTAAATTTTTTTGGTGCGGTTGCTGATGCTTTAGGTGGAGAAAAAGCAAAGCAAGAGGTTAGTGCAAATATACAAACATTTTTTGACCAATCTGGTTTTGGATTTATACCAGGAACTCCAGGAAAAGAAGCACCTATAGTTCACTTTGAAACTGTTATTCCTGCAAGTCAAGCACAAAAATTATCTCCAAATTATAGAAATCAACCAGTTAAAGAAGAAAGTTTATTTGAAAAATTTAAGAGACAAAATCAATCAAATCAAACAGTAAATGAAGTAAATGAAGTAAGTGAATATGATTTATTAATTCAAGAGATACAAAATCTTCCATCTCCAATTAAAAAATATCTTTTACTTGAGTTTGAAACTTCTATGAAGTTGGCGACTTTATCTCCAAGTGAAAGACAGTTTAAAGAAAAAGAAATTCAAAATGAGTTGCTGGTTAAAACATCAGATTTATACATTGATACGCATTTTCCAGAAAACAAAAAACTTTTTAATAGACTTCAAAAATCAATTAAAAAAAATATTAAACTTACTGATCCAAAAACGTTTAAGTCTCCTGCAGGAGTTCTTACTTATAGTCAACTGGCATCCAAAGATTTTGTAAATGATGATAATGAAATGCAGAAAAAATTATATCTGAAAAGGAAAGGCATAGTAAAAAAGATATTTGGTAGGAAAAAAAAGAAAAAATCAATGATTGGTGAAAAACTTGATCAACTTAATACAGAACTAAAAAAAACAAACATGTTGTAAATTTTCCGGATGAGTAATATTACCTATTGACAGGAAATCCTGACAATGTTATGATAAATACAACAACACGTTAAGGAAAGTAACAAATCCTTAATCTTGTGCTCCCGTTTAACCGAGACCTATGGGAGGGTAAATTACGTCTCTCATATCCACAGCGGAGGGTGCTGTGGAGTATAATGTAACTGTTCAATCCCCTTGAACCTATACTTACCCTTTAACGAAAAATGACTGCTACTATTGCTCAACGCAATTCTACTAACCTCTGGGAATCTTTTTGCCAGTGGGTTACTTCAACCAACAACCGCCTTTATGTGGGGTGGTTCGGTGTTCTGATGATTCCAACGTTGCTTGCTGCAACCACTTGTTTCATCATCGCATTCATCGGTGCTCCCCCTGTGGACATTGATGGAATCCGTGAACCAGTTGCTGGTTCGCTTATGTATGGGAACAACATCATCTCTGGTGCTGTAGTTCCAAGTTCTAACGCTATCGGACTTCACTTCTATCCTATTTGGGAAGCAGCGAGTCTTGATGAGTGGCTTTATAAATAATATTGGGTCACTTTAAATCGGGTGAACTGCTGGAAAGCTAAGTTCTTTATGAAACACAAACATCACCTTACTCCAAAATATCTTGGTGGTTCTAACGATCCCCAAAATCTTGTAGAAGTTTCAACAACTCAACACGCTATTTTTCATTATTGTAACTGGCGTCTTTGGGGAAACGAAGAAGATAAGATTGCTTGGAGAGCACTTGCAGGTTATTCTCAAAAAGAAGAAATAATCCATCAAGTTATTTCTCTTGCAGGTAAAAAAGGTGGTAAGGTTGCAAAAGAAAGCGGACAACTTCGTTCTGCTGCCCTTAAACAACCTAAAAGTGTAAGGCAAAAGATTGGTAAAAATCTTATCAACTATGCCTATAAAAATCCAAAAAATGCAACACAAGAAACACTTACTAATAGAAAATACAGTAAAGTATTTCACATTTACGAAAAACTAACTGAACGGACTATTGGTAAATATCTTGGAGATGTGATTTACAATCCAGAAGAAAATAAAACACTTAAAACTGTTTGTTCTACTATTCTGGAAAAATACGGGATAAAAGTTTATCCTTCTCATCTCAATAGTGTTGCTAATGGAAATAGACTTTTAACAAGTGGTATTTCTTGTAGTTGGATTTTAGAGAATATGTCAATCAGCAGCCAAGCCACAGACGCTTCTGTGGAAGGTTCAGAGACTACTGGGTTCAACAAGCGTGTTGAGTAATACCAGATTAGCGCCCGACGCCTTATAAAGATAATAAGGTGAAGATATAGTCCAATCTATATGGAAACATATAGTCCCCCGATTGCTATAATGGGGGTCCATTCCAACTAGTTGTCTTCCACTTCCTTATCGGCATTTATGCTTATATGGGACGTGAATGGGAACTTTCTTACCGTCTAGGTATGCGTCCTTGGATCTGTGTTGCTTACAGCGCACCTGTTGCTGCTGCTTCTGCCGTATTCCTGGTCTATCCTTTCGGTCAAGGTTCATTCTCTGACGCTATGCCTTTGGGTATCAGTGGAACTTTTAACTACATGCTTGTGTTCCAGGCAGAACATAACATCCTGATGCACCCCTTCCACATGCTTGGAGTTGCTGGTGTCTTCGGTGGTTCACTGTTCTCTGCGATGCACGGTTCTTTGGTTACTTCGTCACTCGTTCGTGAAACCACAGAAACTGAATCACAGAATTATGGTTATAAGTTCGGTCAAGAAGAAGAGACCTACAACATCGTGGCTTGACAGAGCGGGTCACGTTAAACTGGGTGAACTGCTGGAAACCTAAGTCCTTTATGGATAAGGCAATCAGCATCCAAGTCCTAGATACATCTAGGAAAGGTTCAGAGACTACCTGAGGGATACAGTTCCCTTAATAACAGGCAAGAGCGCCCAGCACCTTTAATAGGTGAAGATATAGTCCAACCCTT